AAAGACTACAACAACTTATTGTTGAAGAATTAGATAAAGAATTCAAGATGTTCTTAAAACATCGTGGTGTTTTAATTGAAAGCAGTTCTTTTGACTTATCATTCAATACTGTTCAGAACTTCGGCAAGTATCGTCAAGCAGAAGTAGACCAAGTAGCAATGAATGTCTTTACAAGCATTGAAGCGGCTGATTATATCAGTAAACGTTTTGCAATGAAACGTTTCTTAGGACTATCTGAAGAAGAAGTCTTAGAAAATGCAATGTTGTGGAAAGAAGAACGTAATCTTGATGACCCTCTTGCACAAAGCGAAGACCAACTTAAAGGTGTTGGAGCATCTCCAGGACCAGCAGGTGGTGACTTTGATGGTGGCGATTTTGACCCAGATGATTTAGAAGATGCAGATGAAGATGTAACTGGAAATGAGTCTCCTATATCAGGCGCCGAAAACGCTGATACAGATACAGACGAGGATGCATAAATACTATTATGAAATATTCAGAACTAACAGAAAACTATTCTCCAGAAGACGATGACTTCACAAGTATCGGTCTCAAGGACACTCGTCAGATTCGTTTGACTCTTGCCCATCTTTCTAAATTAAGAAAGATACGAGAGTATAGGAAGTATCAAAAAGGTTCTGAAGCCGCTCAGGTTAAACAACAATATGGACCGTCAGAAGAATCTTCAGGCGGTGGCGCCGGAGAATTAGAGTTATAATATCTATATTTTCATTATTAACTAACACTTAATAATAAGTAAAGATATGCTAAATATCTCTGGTTCACTCTAAAAAACCGTAAAAATCACTCGTTTTTGCGTGTTATCCCAATATACTCATATAATCCCTATAAATACTTGTGTATGAAGCCGACTTTTGCTACGATTAGTAGTATTAGTGAGTTCGTTTCTATAACCTGCCGCAATTATAGTGGCTATGAAATAAGATTAATAAGGAGACTTATAATGTCAAGAAGTACACTAGAACAAGTGCTAGAATTGTTAATCAACGAAGAAACTGAAAAAGCGGAATCGCTTTTGCACGACTTTGTTGTAGAACAAGCACGACAAATCCACGAGGATTCTTTAAACGAAAGCGACAATGTTGTAGAAGAAGAACTTGAGGAAATTGATGAAACAGAAGAAGTCGAATCTTTAACCGATGATATCGAAGAAGATTCTGACGAAATTGAAAAAGAAGAAATCTTTGATGACGAAGATGACGTTTCTGACGAAGAGGCTATTGATGACTTAGAAATGAGTGATGAAGAAGCACCTGCTGAAGAAATTGAAGACAGAGTTGAAGATTTAGAATCAGCGTTATCTGACCTAGAAGCAGAATTTGAAAAAATTATGTCTGGCGAAGAAGATGATGCTACAGATGAAGATGAAGAACTTGCTGACATAGAAGGCGAAATGGATTTAGATATCGAAGAGCCTGAAATGGAAGAAGAATTTGTACCTGAAGCAGTTGAAGAAGTTGTTGAAGAAGCAGACGATTCTGAAGAAGAAGCAGTTGAAGAAGCGGCATCTGAAGATTTAGACGAAGAAGAAGAAGAAAAATTGGAAGAATACACAATTCCAGTTTCTGCTAAAGAAGGCGCTGACGGTGAGAAAGATTCACCAGTAGCAAAAGATGGTGGTGCAGACGAAAGTGATGCAGGACCAGTTGGACAAGTTGATGGTAACACATCTGGCGGTTCAGCAAAAGCAGAAGATATGAAAACAGGCAATGTAAACACAGTTGGTAACAAGAAAGCACCAGCACCAAGCAAAGCCTAAATAAAAATTCTTTTTGGAGAAACCAATGACCGTTCTTATTGAAAGATTATCACACAATCAAGCAAATGTACAATCACGTATTGTTGAAGGCGAAGATGGTAGTAAGAGTATGTTCATGGAAGGCATTTTCGTCCAAGGTGACGTTAAGAATGCTAACCAACGAGTATACCCGGTGAGCGAAATCAAAAGAGCAGTGGAATCAGTCCAAGCGAAAATCAAGGAAGGATTTCCAGTTCTAGGCGAGTGCGACCACCCACCTGAATTGACAGTAAACGTTGACCGTGTTTCACATATAATTGAAAACATGTGGATGGATGGTCCAAACGGCTTTGGTAAACTAAAGATTGTTCCTACGCCAATGGGTAACATTATCAGAACATTAATCGAATCAGGTGCCACTTTAGGTGTCTCGTCTCGTGGTTCTGGTGAAGTTGACCACGCTGGTAAAGTGAGCAATTATGAAATTATCACTGTCGATATTGTGGCACAGCCAAGTGCCCCGGACGCATATCCAAAAGCAATATACGAAGGATTAATGAACATGCAAGGTGGCTACGATACATGGAAACTTGCACAAAATGTTCAACACGACAAGACTGCACAAAAGTACTTGTCAAAAGAAATAGTTAAGTTCATAAGAGAACTTAAACTTTAATAGAAGAAGGAGAACCAACAATGGCAAAAAATGAAATCCTTGCTGGGCTACTTGAGTCAGATGTTTTGAGTGAAGAAGTTTCAACTCAAATATCAGAGGCTTGGGAAGCACAAATAAATGAAGCAAGAGAGGAGATAACAGCCGAGTTGCGTGAAGAGTTCGCACAGAAGTTTGAACACGACAAATCAGTAATTGTAGAAGCAATGGACAACATGCTTAATACTGCAATCAAAACTGAAATGGAAGAGTTTAAAACAGACCGTGAAGCCCTAATCGCAGAACGTGTTGCATATAAGAAAGCAATTTCTGAACATGCAAAACTTCTTGAAAAATTCATTACTTCTCAATTAGCGACAGAAGTTAAGGAACTTAGAGCGGATCGCACGAAAGTTAACGAACATTTAGATAGAACTAAAGATTTCGTTATTAAACAACTTTCACGTGAACTAGCAGAGTTTCATGACGACAAGCAAGAATTAGTTAAAACTAAAGTACGCTTGGTAGCAGAAGGCAAAGAAATTCTTACTAAAACTAAGGATTCATTTGTCAAGCGTTCAGCAGAATTGGTAGAAAAAACTATCGATAAGGCTTTACGTTCTGAATTGGCTGTTCTTAAAGAGGACATTCAAGCGGCCAAAGAAAACGAGTTTGGTCGTAAGATTTTTGACACATTCGCAGGCGAATTCATGACTTCACAATTGAGTGAAGGCACTGAAGTTGCTAAGATTACTAAGAAATTAGAAAAATCTGCTACAGAAATTGCGAAGTTAGAAGAAACAATTACTGAGAAAGAAGAAGCCATTAAAGGCGCCGAAACTGCAAAGAAAGTGCTAGAAGACAGAATGGACCGAAACAAGGTCATGGAAAGTCTTTTATCGCCTCTAGGCAAAGAAAAGCGTACAGTTATGGTTGATTTACTTGAAACAGTAAAAACAACTAATTTAAAATCTGCATTTAAGAAATATCTACCTGCAGTTTTGAATGAGGACGTCTCAACAGAGGCAAAACAATCGTTAAATGAAGGCAAAGTAACGGAACACACTGGCGATAGAGATGAACAGATTGTTATTTCATCAACAGAGTCAGATAGTAGCGATGCCAATATAATCCAGTTAAAGAAATTGGCTGGACTTAAATAATTTATGAAGATAAAGGAGAAAAAGATGGAAAATCTTTTTGAAGGAAAAAATTGGGACACTACACGTGAAACTCTTCTAGACGGTCTAGAAGGTAACAAACGTGACGTAATGTCTTCAGTTTTAGAAAACACAAAAACAGCACTTACAGAAAGTGCAACAGCAGGTGCATCACAGGCTGGTAATATTGCTACATTGAACAAAGTTATTTTACCAATCATTAGACGTGTTATGCCTACTGTAATTGCAAACGAAATTATTGGTGTTCAACCAATGACTGGTCCAGTAGGACAAATTCACACATTGCGTGTACGTTATGCTGATACGGCTAACGGCGCAACTGCAGGTTCTGAAGCACTATCACCTTTTGATATTGCTGAAGCATATTCTGGTAAAACTGGCGGCGGCGCCAATGCAACTGCTAGCCTTGAAGGTGAAGCAGGTAACAGAATGTCAATCCAAGTTCTTAAGCAAACAGTTGAAGCGAAAACTCGTAAACTATCTGCTCGTTGGACTTTTGAAGCGGCACAAGATGCTAATTCAATGCACGGACTAGATGTTGAAGCAGAAATCATGGCAGCACTTGCTATGGAAATCACTGCTGAAATCGACCAAGAAGTTCTAGGTTCACTAGGCGCTCTTGCTACAGGTTCAGCATCATATGATATGAATGCTTCATTTACTGGTACTCCAACTTTCGTTGGTGACAGACATGCGGTACTTGCAACAATGATGAACAGAGAAGCAAACCTAATTGCTCAACGCACTCGTAGAGGCGCGGCAAACTGGGCAGTAGTTTCTCCAGCGGCACTAACTGTACTACAGTCTGCTACTACATCAGCATTTGCAAGAACTACTGAAGGTACTTTCGAAGCACCTACAAACACTAAGTTTGTTGGTACTCTAAACGGTACTATGCGTATCTATGTAAATACATATGCTTCAGACTCAACTCCAGTATTACTTGGCTATAAAGGTTCAGGCGAAATTGACGCGGCAGCGTTCTATTGCCCATACGTTCCATTAATGTCATCAGGCGTTGTGGTTGACCCAGCATCTTTCGAACCAGTAGTTTCATTCATGACTCGTTACGGGTATGTTGAATTGAACAACACTGCATCATCACTTGGTAATGCGGCTGACTACGTTTCAAAGATTGCAATGGCAAATCTTTCATTCGTGTAAAAAATTTACACAGACTGAATATAAAAACCCGCTTAATTGCGGGTTTTTTATTGCCTGCTATATTAACTGTTAATACGAGATATGAGAGTTAAACGATAAATACTATTAATAAATAGTAGATACTACTCTTAGTAACTTGGAAAAATACAATGGCACAACAAATTAAGTTCGGTGACAAATTACTCTTAAAAGGTGAAACATTAATATTAGATAATGGTGCATCTCATGGTGAACTAAAATCTAAAAATGGAACACTTTGGATTAAAGGCGACCTCATAATAGATGGAACTACAACAACTGTAAATACTGCTACACTAACAGTAGATGACAAAAATATAGAATTAGGTTCAGTAACGACTCCTACAGATGCAACCGCAGATGGTGGAGGAATTACTCTTAAAGGCACTACTGATAAAACTATTCTATGGATTGATTCAACAGACAGTTGGGACTTCAATCAAAAAGTTAAATCTACAAATGGTTTTGAAGGTGATTTAACTGGTGATGTAACTGGCGACTTAACTGGCAATGTAACAGGAACAATCGGTGCAACTACTCCACACGCAGGAATATTTACTACTATAACTGGTGCCTTAACAAGTTTCAATACAGATTTTGATACAAGACTAGCAACAAAAGACACAGATGATTTATCTGAAGGTTCAACAAATTTATATTATACAGACGCAAGAGTTGATGCTAGATATGCCATATTACATGCTAACGCAGATGCCGATACATTAGACGGATTTGACAGTCTTCACTTCTTAAATTATAATAATTTAACAAACACACCTACTATACCTTCAGGCAATCAAATTATAGATTGGACATCAGCCTCAGCGGGAACCATTCACGCTAGTAATTATACAGATACAACCTATACAGCAGGCACTAACGTAACTATAAGTGGTACTAATGTTATATCTGCGACAGACACGGACACAACATATGTAAGTTCAGATTTTACACACGATGACTTAACTGGATTTGTAGCAAATGAACATATTGATTGGACATCAGCATCAGCGGGAACTATTCATGCTAGTAACTATACAAATACAACTTATGTAAGTTCAGATTTTACACACGATGACTTAACTGGATTTGTAGCAAATGAACATATTGATTGGACATCAGCATCAGCGGGAACTATTCATGCTAGTAACTATACAAATACAACTTATGTAAGTTCAGATTTCACACACGATGACTTAACTGGATTCGTTGCTAATGAACATATTGACTGGACATCAGCATCAGCAGGAACTATTCATGCTAGTAACTATACAAATACAACTTATGTGGATTCAGATTGGAACCACGATAGTTTAACTGGATTTGTAGCAAATGAACATATTGACTGGACATCAGCATCAGCAGGAACAATTGACCCTAGTAACTATGTTAACACGGGCGACACAACATACACAGCAGGAACTGGACTTACTCTTGTTGGAACAGTATTCAGTAATACTGCTCCAGACCAAACAGTATCCTTGACAGGAACAGGTGCAACAACAATTACAGGAACATATCCTAACTTTACTATTGATAGTACTGATACAGCAATTGACATTACGGGAACTATAATTCCAGCGACAGACGACACCTATGATTTAGGAAGTTCTGCTAAAAAG